TCTTCAAGAGCTGCAATACGCTTCTCCATACGGCTGTAGGCTGCGTTTACTTGCTCTACTACACTCTCTAGCTCTTTATTGCTGACCACGTTGGTTCTCCTTGGCTACCTCTAGCCCTAGTTTCTTTTCATCAAGCGCCAAACTTGCTATTCTCATGCGCTTTTCAAAGTCTTTGTCGTCATCAGTTGCTGACACACTAGATGCTACAGCTTTGATACGATCTGTCTCAAGTTCTACAGGTATGCCTCTGCCTTCTAGCTCAATCTTCTTAGCTCTAGCGTTAGACTCGTTAGCCTGTGCTGTAAGAGCCGCTGTCTGGCTGTTCTTAAAGGCTCTATCTTCTTCTGCCATAGCCTGTTGCATCTGCTGCTGCTCTGGATTAGGCTGTTGAGCCTGTACCATAGTCTCTATCAGGTCTTCACGGTTAGTTATGTTCATGTTATCAATAATAGATTGCAGGATAACAGGATACACAGGGCTATCTTGCGGCATAGTCTGTAGCAACTGTACTAACTGGGCTACTTCGTACTCACGCGCAACAATACCTAGCGTACTGGTGGCTATAAACTTGTAATCATTAACAGGAAACAGCTCAGGCTCGAACTGCATATAGCGCCAAGCAGCTTTTTCAACGAAAGGCATCAAAAATGACTCTTGAAAGTTAACTAATGTGCGCTTTTGACGCTTAATTACTCCTCCAAGACTCATAGAGCTGCCTGCTGACGTTGTACCGCCGCCATTCATAGCTTGTTGAGCTGTGTCTACACTGCCTGTAGCAGCCTGCACCATGCGTTGTAGCGAGTCTGCCTGTGCAAACGTAATCTGACTAACTTGTCCGAAGTTGAACGGATGCAATACTTCAGCAGGGTTACCGTTTGTTAGTATCAGTTTACCTGCTTTAACCTCTGGTTTAGTACCACGAGGCATTCTAGTAGCGTCCATAGCAAGCATAGGGTGTACAGTGAGGGCTAAAGCGTCAATACGAGCGCGTAGTTCAGCATCTAACGCCTTTTGGCTGTTAAAGCCTTTCTCACACACGCCCATGCCCCAGAAACGATTAGGTACAACGTCCCAAGGGAATGCTACAACAGGGCGATCTTCCATCATGTACGGAGACGCTTCTGCCTTTAGCAGCTTACCGCCGTTAGCAATAACAACAATAGCTTCTACATAGTAGCTGTCACGACCTTCGTCATCTTCGTCACTGTCAAAGTTAACCATTTCATCTTCAGGATCAAAGGCATTCTCTAGCAACTGACGTGGTACTAATCCGTAGTACTTAGTTAACCTAACTTTGTCTTCTGGCTGCTGCCACAACTCTTCGTCAGGCTCTATATCAAGGTCAGGCGCTGCACGACCAATGTGACACTCCTTGTAAACACCTTCTTCTTGCAGCTGCTCTACCATGTGCGTAGAGACAAACTCGTCAATAGCCACGCCCACAGCAGACTCAATGTCTGTTGCTACAGGGTCTATAAGGAAGTTTTGTGGCTGTACAGGACGCAGTTTAACCACAGTGCGGTCACGGATGTTAACGCCTACAGCTGTCATAGCGCCGTCCATTACTGGCTCTGTTGCCGGAACCATCTCTTTTTTCTTTTCTAGTACAATCTCGCCAATGCCTGTTCCGTAGACAGCAGCGTTAATTAGACACTCACCTACAGCTTTTCTAATCTTGTTCTTAGAGAACTCTTTTGATAAGGCTTCACGTAGGAAACGAACGTCCCCACGCTCTGTATCGCCCATGTCATCTTCTATGTCAAAGAACTTACCACGACCAAACGTAGCTTCTTCAATATCAGCGACATTGTTCTCAACAGCTTGCAGTAGAGCAGGAGCTACAATCTTGCTACGCTCGCTCTCACGAGTCTTGTCTTCATCTGACCAAATACCACGCCACAGACGATAGTATTCGTTAAACTTAACGTCATAGTTACTTTCGTAATAATCACGCCAATCATTAACCTTGTACATAACCCAATCTTCTAGGCTCTCATCAAGCAGGTTGTCAGTATCTTCGTTATAGTCGTACATATTAATATCCTGTATAAGAGTCTAGAGATTCTGCGTAGTCTTCTATTTGGTAGCCCCAATCGTAAGCTACGTTAGCCAGTTGATCTATATAAGCAAGTGAGTCAATAGTGTCATCGTGTACTAAGTGATTAGGGAACTGAAACAACTCGTCCATGAATTGTATATTCCAATCACCTTTGTTAAGCGTAATGTGACCGTTCTCAAAGCGTCCCTGCAATGCCCACATTATCCTATCAGTCTTCTTTTTGTTACCGTGACTCAGCTCCTCAACTCTAAAGTATTTGTTGTAGCGTCTCATCAAGTCTGTTATAGGCGACATTACAGCCTGCCTACTAATACCTTTTTCAATACCTACTGCTATAGGATAGTTTTCTTTAACAGCGTCAAAGATGCGTTCAGCAGTCTCGTCAAGAGTCCACCTACCTATTATTATTTCTTTAACCCACCATCCGTGTTCACTAACTTTAACTACTGCTATAGAGCTGTTGTCTAGCCTCTTGTTACTCTTCTTACCTACCTCTTCAAAGCCTGCTAAGTCACAAGCTATGTAGTAGTCGCCTACGTCAGGCTCGTCTTCGTCAAACTTAACCCAATCTTCTTTAAACATCTCAGAGCCACGCGCCTCAAAAGACGCCATAAACTCTTGCCTAAAGGCGTAGCTAGATAGTGTACGTTTAGCACTGTCTATCTCTGTAGGGTCTATAAGAGGGTTGTCGTAGCTTGTAAAGTGCCACGCATTGTAGTCCTCTAGCTTACCTGCTGCTGCTTCTGAATACAGATCGTAGAAGTGGTTACGACCCATTGGCGTACCAATAAACAACGCCTCACCTTTTAAGTCAGCCAATGCAGGACGTAGAATCAATTCCCACACTTCTGGTTTAAAGTCAGCAAACTCATCTAGCACAACGTAGCTCAGACTAACACCACGCATTGTTTCTGGTCTGTCTGAACCCTTTAACGAGATGGTAGCGCCATTAATGAGTTTTAGCGTTAGATTGTTAACGTGGCTGTGGGCTATAACACCCTGCCCTAACTCTAACAGCATATCCCAGATAACATCTCTGGCTTGTCCTTGCGTAGGCGCAACGTAAAAGACTTTACCGTTCTTAGACGATAAAGCCCTAACAAGCAGTAATGACGCAGCTAATCTCGTCTTACCAGTTCGTCTACCTGCCGCCACAACCTTAAAGCGAGACTTATCTGTCCACACCGTCTGTTGCCACGGAAGCAGGTTTATCTGTAGGTCTTGCGTAGCAGACATCTAATATGTCCAAACTACTTGTGGCAACGACCTTGTATCAACGTGTATAAAACCTTTAGCAACACCAATACCGTTAAAACCTAACTCTATGGCATTGCGTATAATCGTTGCTCTTTCAACACCGTTGCTTACTGCTATGTCAGCAGCTATACCTGTTGTATGTACACCACCTTTACTCTTACGAGCTTCAGCAGGGTGTGTAACGTCACGATAGCCGCTAGTGATGGTAAACGGAAAAGCACAAGCCTCACGCAGCTCGTCTAACCTATGTATAAACTTAGGCTCTATCTTGTTCTCGCCAGTGTGCTTACAGGCAAACTCGTCTAACGTAAAGTATTTAAACGTCATCTTCTACTTCTCCGTCAATAGTCTCACCAATCGTTATTGGGTTATCTGAATCTATGCCGTTGATAGTCATCGTCTAACGCAGCATTAAAGATTGAGTCCATTACTTCGCGACTCTTAGGACTAGCTAACATCCTAGCTTTGTACTCTTCAATCGCTGAAGCGTCACCTTTGGGACGACCTACTTTACCTCTATTACCTTTTTTTAACGCAGTAACTTTACTCTTCTTAGGTCTACCGCGCTTTGGCTTCTCAATATTGGCTACGTCAGTGTCTATATCACTCATTAAACAATATCCTTTAAATGCTTAGTCGCTCTATCAACTAAATAGATTAAAGAGATAACTGCTGCTGTAACCAAAATAATAATAACAAATGTCAACATATGTTTTGTCCTCATTAGGAACATAATAAGAGTACAATAGGAGGTAACGGCAGTTGACTCTATAGAGTGTACTCGTAAACAGGGTTGTTTTATACCATACTTTTTAGCAAATGTCAAGCATTATTTACAGTAATGTCTATATAGATGACGGTGCGGATTTATCATTATTAACTAGTCTCCGCAGCCGCCGCTGTTTCCTCAATTAATACAGCAACATAGCACAGGGTTGACTATGGAGCTTTTCTTGCTATTTTATTAGTTAAATTGCACTATTTTGTGTCTAGGTGGCTACCATTATAATTAGCAGAGCAGCGATATGCACCCCCGCCTCAATTGACGACCCCGCCTAAGTTGGCACGATTCTTGCATCAGAGCTGCGCAGTCAAAGTTGGCACGATTGTTGCATGGCAGTCAGCACCGTCAGGGTTGGCACGATTGTTGCATCAATGTTGGCAGCATAGTTAGTAAAGTAATTGCTGTACTATGTTGGCAGGGTTGACAAGTGTGTGTGTCTGTGTTGCAGCCTATATTGGCATGATGCTTGCATAGTCATGACTGGCATGATGATTGCATAGGCTAACCAGTGACAAGCAAGGTCTGTGCCAACTGTACAGATAGGGTTAGCAGCTCCACAGAGGCTGTCTAAGCAACGCTACAGTTACCCCATAAGATTGGGTTGCCTATGGTGCGATCGTGGCGTCAGCGCGAAAAACGCTCAAAAGGCACAATTTAGGTGTTTATTAGATGTTCAAAGAAAGATGCAAATTAATTGTTAATTAGTGCTTGCAAGGGGTTTCGATATACCCTAGTATTTCAACTGTGCTTAGGCACTACGGCGGGCGCACTCACCGCAAGAGCAAAAGTCAAAGAGTAAAACGCAGAGGATCGCGGCACGCAGTGGGTAGCAGCAACATCGCCGCCACACGACAGGCTACTAAGACACGTAGCCGCGCATGACCCTAGTCGCCAAGGAGGCTAGTCAGTCAACGAGTACCGCGCGGCAGTAGCCTAGAACAAACACTGCGTAGTAGACGGCATAGCCCTTCATTATCGCACCGCCGCAACGACTGCCTTGGCAGTTAGGCGCGAGAGAACCTAGGATACTAGCCCGAACAACCTAACCTAGTTAAGAGCGGTAGCACTCGCTGTTGAGAATGTCGCGCAAGCGGTTGTCGTAAGATGGTAACGCTGCTAGTCAATCTATATTGACACTCTACAACTAGGTAAGGTTGTTCACACTAAAGCGCACTATATAATCTAGTGTGTTTTATTGTGGACAACAAAGAGGCTACACAATGAAGAGCATCACACGCATTAAGCGGCACGTAATGACCTATGAAGAATGCCACAGGGTTGGCGTTAAACATCACCGCGACACTAATTTCTGTACGGTTGTGGCGACAGCAGTAGCGACAGAGATTGCATTCAGTCGCGCTAGGGCGATACTAGCCAAGCACGCAGACAGACAGCACAGAAAAGGGCTTTGTATCCCAGAGGTACACAACCTGCTAGAAAAGATGGGCTACAAAACAGACCTTATCTTTTTAAGAAGTAAAACGCTAAAGACAGCACAACGAGAACTAGAAGGCACTAGCGGCACATTCTTTGTTTACACACGCAGTCACGTGAGTTGTGTTAAAGATGGCGTTATGCAAGATTGGGCGCGCAATGACATCAAACCAAGCAACAAAAGAATCACGTTAGTTTATCAAATCACAAAAACTGATAAGGTAGTGCGCTACTAAGCCACTACCACTAAGGAGCTATAACTATGAGCAAACTAAGCGCAGTGATCCACGACATGATTGTAGGCATCAACGCAGACCTAGCAGACAAGCCTTTACTAACTTGTGATTATAAAAGAATGCTAGACGTGCTTAACGAGTTACGCAGCGACCCGCTAGCTATCCCGACAAACTCATGGAACGAGCGTCAAATACTACTAAGCCACATTATTGACGCAGGTTTAGACACTGACCCACGCGATGGATTACTACAACGCGCACTCAAATCACTAGACAAGGAGCTATAGCATGAACAACTATCACAGCATTGAATGCACTGTTGAACACTTGGCAACAATCGTTGCAGGCTTGGTTAAAGAAGGAATCGTGTTTAAAGCAGTAGAACACGGCGAAGGTTATAAAATTATAATGAACGGCGGCTATTAAGGAGCAGCAATTATGAACAGCGCAAAACAGGCATTCTGGAACATCAGACAAGGTTTACCGCTAACACGAAAACAGGTTAAGGCTTTGGAGCAACGCTTTGGCAGTGAGTTAACCCCCAAGGTTATGGCAGCAAGTACGTGGTACGAGCTATCCAACTACTGGCACTACGGAACACCAGAAAGGCCTAAAAACACCACAATAACCCTACGAGTACGCTAAGGCTGCTAAAGTCACTACAACCAAGGAGCAACAACTATGAGCTTAGAAAAATACGCAACACACGGCGAGGCACTGGTAGCACGCAAGCTAGTCACGGAGCTTGTTAATCGCGGCCACGCTGTTAGTATATGGAACGGCGGTGATGAGGCTGAGATAGAAGACAGCACAGACATCGAGGCGCTACTGGCTGAGCTAGCAGCATCTGGCGAAGACGAGCTAGTCGCTGATGGTATATGGTTCTACCTGATCTTTGGCAACGAGTCAGACGGTAGCGAGCTGATTAGCGACTGCTACGACAACCAAGAATGTAACGCAATATTTGATATAGTTAACGCCTAACAACCACAGCGCCTCGGAAGGGGCGCAACACTAAGGAGGTTGCTCAAAAGAGCCGCTTATAGCTTCAGAGGGTAAATAGTGCGGCCTTGGTCTTTAGACTTCGCCTACACCGTTCCCCAAAGAAGGCAAGCTAGTACCTTGCTGCTGTAGGCGGTTCTTTTGAACAACAACTGAAACACACACAGGAGCAACATCATGGGCTTTTATTTACTACTACCACTAGCAATCATCGGCAACGCTTTGATCTTCCACGGCGTTGTCGGTTTCCTACTAGCAACACGCACACACACAATGACGCTACGCACCAAACGTTCCGACAGAGCATACAAAACTTGCATGGCAGGCGCTTTGCTTGTAGTGTTCGCAACATCACTAACTTTTATCACATGGGCATAAGACTATGAAACAGACAATCAACTTTTACGACTTCCAGAAAGCATTTCAAGAGCTACGACCTAACAGCTTCACTTATGAAGGCTTGCGCGCCTTGTTCGAGTACTTAGAAGAGCTAGAAGACAGCACAGGCTTTGAGCAAGAGCTAGACGTTATTGAGCTGTGCGGCGCTTATAACGAGTATGAAAGCGTCGAAGATTATCACAGAGAGTATAGCACTGAGCATGACATCGAAGACCATTTAGTAACTACGAGCGACAGCGGCTCACTAATAACTCACGTACAC